GTTCCTCTATCTAAAAATAACATGTTTTCCTCAATTGATCCTTGCTTGTCTAATTCTTGTAGAATTAAATCAAAGTCAGCTAGACCGTCTGTAGCTTCAGAACCTCCAAAGTCAGCATTGTTAAATACTAAACCTCTAGAGTTAATTGCAGCAAATAAACCTTCAGATCCAGAAATTCCTGAAGCTGAAATAGCAGATGATCCTGCTTTTTTCTCTGCTTCAATCATAGACATTTCTAATTGATCTTCAAATCTTAATCTTGCTTCGTGCTCTGATTTTAAATACCAAAGGTAACCTCCAGTTCCAGATTCAGTAGTTACTTCAACCCACCCAATTTGAGCAGTATCAGAACCATTTACACTGTACTTGTCTCTTAGAATAATTGGCTTATTGCTAAAAGATGTGAAGTTAGCATCTTTAGTGTTACCAGCTCCAGAAGATCCTTTTTTGTATTCAGAACCATATACAAATACTTTTACACCTGAAACAGCGTCAGCACCAATACCTGAAATATCAGCAGCTGTGTAAGGTTGTGCAGTAATTGTAGTTGAAGAAGGAACAGCAGATACATAACATTTTAATGTTACACCACCTTTACTAACGATGATAGTATCACCGATGTTAATTAAGTGAGCAGCACTAAAAGTTAGTAAGTTAGCAGAAACATCAGTACCAACAACATCGTCGTATGCTACGTGAATTCTACCTTGTTCAGACCATACAACTTCGTCAGAAGCCATAGGCATTTCAGCTCCTACCATTTTCAAAAATCCAGAGATAGTACGGTTTCCGTATCTTTCTACTTCTTTTTCATATACTTCTGGTAAGAATTGTTTTGTAAAGTTAAAGTCATTCCCGGTAATGCTTAAATAATTGTCTCCAAATAGATCTTTTACGGGTCTTGGAGTAAGGTGCGCTAGAGCGGCACCTGAACTTGCTATTGCCATTTTTTTAAATTTTTAATTGTTATTTTCTAATTTTAATCTTAAAATCGTTAGAACTTTCACTTGGCACTGATCTCACACTGAAACCACTTTTGATAACATTTTCATGACCTTTTCTAGGTTCCATACTTATGTTCTTGGATCTAGACATGCTATCTTTTATAGCATCTGCTTTTCCTTGTTCATAAAAATGGTTTGCTACCATGTCTGGATTCATAGCTGTAAATAACGACTTGTGGTAACCTTTAGCATCATTCATTTCATTTTTATCATTAAGAAACTTCTTAACAAAATTATTGATGTCGCTTTGGGTATTCTTTACACTTTTTGCGTCCTTTACATTAAATCTATATTTTTTTTCTCCAACTTTGTATTCAAAACCTTTGAATTCGTTAGAAAAGACTTGTTCAGTCTTTTTATTAAATATAGATTTCTGAGAGTTTAATACCTTATTATTTTCCTCAGATTCCTTATTGTAACGGTTGAAAAAATCTACAGCTTTCTTTTGCTCAGGCGCTAACCTGTTTCCTGCTTTGATCTCTTCGTAATATTTAGACTTTTGCCCGTCTAGGTGGCTTTTAGCACTGGCAACTTGCTCTTTAAGCGCTAATTTTTTTCTTTTAATATCTCTTTCTGTATCTTCATCTTCATCAAAACTAAAACTATCTTCTATCATGAAATTAATTTCATCATTTGATAAATGAGGTTTAGTTTGTTTATAGTACTCTTTTAACAGTTGATCATCGTCAAAACTACTGAAGTCTTGATTAAGTCTCACATAATCTTCTAAATTACCACCTGTTTCATTCATAAAATCTACAGCTTTCTGTATATTTTCAGGTAAATCAATTCCAGACTCTTCAGCTTCAGCCACAGCTTCTTCTACTTCTTCTGCTAATTGCTCTGTTTGTTCTTGTACTTCTTCTTCTTTTACTTCTTCTAATACAGGTTGTTCTTCTTGTTTTTCTTCAACAATTTCTTCAACAACTTCTTCTACTACTTCTTCAGCCTCTTGTTCAACAGGCTCTTCTGTAGTTTCAGATGGATTCGGTATTTTATTTAAATTACTTAAATCCAACTTAATAGTACCGTCTTCATCAACTTCATTTTTGGGTTGCTCTTCAACGGGTTTTTCTTGATCAACGACTTCCTCAGCCTGTTGGTCAACTGTAGATTCATCTACAACTTCTTCTAGTTCTTCTGACATAATATAATATTATAAAATTAAACAATTTTTAGGCATTGAATAAACCTAAATCTATACCACCCATAGTATCATTTGCTGTAGATTCAAAGTTCTTAGGTGGCTTAGCGTTATTCCTTTGATCTATTAATTCAGACTGTTGAGATGCTTGAATTTTAGTTCTTTCATCTTTTCTGTCTTCTTTGTATTTTTCTTTATCATTAACAGTTTGATTCTCTAATTGTTTTAATTGCATGTTTAATTGAAATTCTAACTGCATTAACTCTTTTTTACTAGCAACTTCTTGTTGAAGTTTTTGTAGTTCTAACTGAGCTTTAGTTTGTTCTAATGCTGTTTGTATCTGTATAAGAGCTTGTTGCTTTTGTACTTCAGCTTGAGATGCAGCTTGTTGAGCTTGAGCATTAGCCTGTGCTTGTGCTTGAATATTTCTTTCTTGCATCTGCTGATCTCTTTCTTGTTTTTTCTTTCTACGTATTTTAAGTAGCTGGTTTGCAAGTTTTATATTTTTAATATTTCTAAGATCTATAGCGTCATCAAGATCAATCATTTTTTGTGCAATAGCAACTTGTATGTTGTTTTCAAGAAGTTGTTTTTCCTCTTCATCAGGTGCTAACTCTAAAAATATTCCAAAATCATAAAGATGTAACTCTTGCATTTCAGATAGAACAGCAACGTTGTGAGAACCTATAGCTTGTATAAAAGCATCTCTTGTTGGTGAATACTCTAAAATGTCAGATATTCTAAGTGATAATGAATCAGCTGTTTCAGATGTTAAGAATAAACCAGCTTGTAATATGTGTCTTGTTGCTGTATTTGAATTTGCAGCAGCAAGCTTTTGTATACCAACCAAAGCATTACTATCAGGTGTACTAGCATCTCTAGCCTCATTAAGACCAGTTGCATCACGTATCATCTGTAAGTAATAATTATAAGTTTGTATTAATGTTTGCATTTTAGAACCACCAGAACCACTATTTATTTCTTGTATAGGTACTTTACCAGGGTTCATATCACCTTCAGACGTAAATGATCTACCTAATATAGAACCTGTTTGAAAGAACATGTTTAATGCTTCTTGTGGATTATAATTTGTTCCATTACCTAAATCAATTTCAGCTAAACCATCAGCATCTAAATATATACCGTCTGGTACTATTCTTGACATAACTTGTTGTAGCTTTAAATGAGTTAATTGTATCATGTCTGCAAAACCAGTTATTCTACTGACTAATGATTCAATTCTACCTTTATACATTCTTGGAGCTACAATGTTGTAGTTCATTTTAACCTTAGTATAATCACTTTTAGGTCTCATCATATTTTTAGCCAGCTCCCATTTTAATAATCTTTGCGTACCTAAAACTAATGCTCCTTCATATAGAACTTCTATAGATCTAGACATTTTCCCATATCTAGCTTCCAACTGCTCATCTAAACCTGGTGGATTAAAACTATCATCTTTTATAATAATTTTAGTGGCACCAGTTGCGGTTTCTTTAACTTTATACACTTCATTAGCGTATGTTTTATAATTAAAGTATAATACTTGTATTGTGTTTTTATCTAAGTTATTTGTCTCAGATACTGTTCTATTAAATAAACCAGTGTTGTGAACACCTTGTTTAGTTATATTATTTAAATCTTCATTAGTTAAATCAGGAAATTGTTTTTTAACCTCATTTAAATGTAATGATTTTATTTCACCTACGTAATATATATCATCAAAATAAGGTGATTCAGTATACGAGTATATCATATTAGCTGGATCACAGTACTCAACTTTAACACCTTCAGATGTGTTATAACTATTTTTTACAGCTGCTATACCTATTGTAGTAAGATCATAGTTTAATCTTTTTCTAGTTAACTCATACTTGTTGCCCTCTAACAATGTATTTATAGCTTGTTCTTCAGCAATTTCAACAGCTTGTTTATAATTTAATTGCATATGTAAGTCAAGTTCCTCTTTAGAGTCTGGTAACTCTTCAGTAGGGTTTTCTTGCATATCAACATTAAAGTTTTGTTTAGCAAACTGTATTAACTCTTTAGTTTGCATATCTCTAAGTATTGATTCCATATACTTAGTTCTTTTACTAACACCATATGGATCTTGAGAAAAAGCTTTTATATCGTAAGCTCTTTCAGATATACCATTAACTACTATATCTACAAATTTAGGTATGATAGGTACAGGCTTCCAATCTAGGTTTAGATAAGATAAGTCACCATTAATGGATAGTTCGTCTTTATATTTTTGTATACTTTGTTCTCCTCTTGCATATAATCTTAATCTATGAAACTCATTAGAATTACTATAAAACCTATTAGTACCTGAGTCTCTTTTAAACCACTCAGACTCTATAGCTTTAGCAACCTTTAAGCCATATTCTTGGCTATTCTTTTCTAAATCGCTTGCGATTTGACTTGGAAAGTAACCTTTTACAACTGATTCAGCCATGTTATTCTATTATTTTTGATCGCATGCCAGCTTGTTTATATCTAGCAAAACTTATGTTTAATTTTTGTTTTTCCATTGATGCGTGTGGAGTATATAAATGCCTGTTACAAGCCATAACCGCTAGGCCAGAGCTTATTGCAGCATCATATTTAGTTCTTTTATTTATATCAAATCCAGCCCAGTCGTTTAAAGTAGAATTAAAATACATATTTCCATAAGTACCATCTCCTTTTAAACCTACATGATCTTGTATATACATTTCTATTGCAGCTGCGTGAGCTTGTTTAATATCTTCACTTGAATTAGGTATACCACCTATTTCTTTTTCTGCTACAGATAACTTATTCCAAGATTTATCTGGTCTATTCATTGAGTAACCTCTATAACCTCGCCTTTTTAAATAATACAATAGACGCGGTTTATTATTCTCTGCAAGTATAGGCATCCCATAAAATACAAGTGCCATTAGAACGTCCTCAAAGAAGATCTCAGCGGTCTGAGGTCTTGCTATGTACTCTAAAAAGAATTGATTAGGTGGACAGTTTTCCATAGAAAACTTTGTTAACCCATGCAATGCACCTTTAGATCCTGTTCCATCTACAGTTCCTGATATATCATATGAGTCACAACCAAATGCTCCCATATGTTCGTTGCCAGGTGTTTTTCTACCGTTTTTAATAATTACGTTATTTTGTAAGTGAACTGGTGGAACCCAGCTAACTTTAAATCTACCATTATTATCAGGATAAAATACTACTTTTGAATCTTTGCTACCCATAGCCCACTGAAAATTGCCTTGTGTTATTCCAGCAGAGCTTTTTAAATCTTCATTATAATCTATTTGTTCGTATATCTTAACTAGGTTAAATATACTGTTATTGGCTTCATCTCTAAAAGCATGTTCCTCTGTACGAGGAAATTGTCTGTAAAATTCATTTAAAGCATCTTGATCATTTTTTAATCCGTCAGCTTCATTTTGCCAATGTTCTATTACACCTATCTCTATTGGATCTCCCTGTGGTCCAAGCGTTTCTTTTTTAGGAGTGTCAAACGTAGGTATTCCATGCATATCAATGAATCCTTCGTAGTTCCATTCCATAGGTATGAACAAAGAATATAATCCCGAGCGAGTTTGGCCATTGGCGTTTCTTTTCGTAACATCTGAATTATTATATAATTTCTTAAAATTTGTTCCTCCTTTGTCTAAAGCGTTTGATGTTGAACCCATCATACACTTACCAATTATTCTTGAACCTAATCTAAGCGTGGTTTTCGTAACCCGCCAGTTGTTAAGAATATTTTCTGGACGTTCCCATTTTCCTGCTTCATCATGTACTAGTAATGCAAGTTTTTCACCATCATAACTGTTGTCCCCTGTATTTTTCCAATCAATAGTTGTATCTAATCCAGCTATATCTTGAGTTTTGTTTTTAGACTCAAATCTTTTACGAGTAAACTTTGAAGCTGGTACTCTATATGCAAGTTCTGTTTTCGGTCTATCCATACCGTCTTGTATGGGTCTGAAAAAGAACGGATAGTTGATGGATATTGGTACAACCTTATCGGTAAACATCTTTTTAGCGTCAGCCCCAGATTTGGACAATATGCCGAACCGTGAATCAGATGATATTGTGGCCATGTTAACAGTTTCCCCTGATGCCATGAATGAAAAGCCAGAGCGTCTGTTCTTGAGGTAGGCCATTCCATAACAACGCTGGTCGGCTTTACACGCTTCCCAGAATATAAAGAAAAGCCTATTTGACTCTCTGTAATCGGCTGCGCCAACATCAATTTTACTCCACTGCAAGTACATGTAATGAGTGCCAGTGATATAAGTAGGAATACCTTTGTTATAGAACCAGAAACCTTCATCACGTCTTTTAAATTCTGTATCAATGTAATCATACCATTGCTCTTTAAAGTTAGATGGGTAACGATCCCAATCAAATACACTTTTTATTTTAGATAAAGCTTTAGGGTATTCTTCTTTAACCCACATTTGTTCTTCAACTTTTTTAGAAGAACTGTAAACTTTTTCACGCATCAATGGTAATGCTATTCTTAGGTTTTGTATCTCAATGATATCACCTACAGTACCATCTTTACTTATAATTATAATATCGTTTTCGACATCATAACCATACTCCCATTTTTTATACCTATTATTTTTTTTAATAACACTAGGTTTTATATGGTCTTTTATTATTTTAACTAAAGACTGATCGTACATTACCTTGATCTACCCTCAGCAAAACCTTTAAAACTTTTTTCTTTAGTTTCTCCAGGTTTATCTTCAAGCATATTTTTTTCTTCGTCTATTCTAGATAGTATTTCAAAAGCATCGAATATAGCTAGCTTTTTAGTAGCAGCTGCATTCTTAAGTCTATCTGCAGAAACATCATCTTCAGTATTAGTGATGATCTTTTCCTCAGCTACCTTAATAAGCTCGTTAACTGCTTTTTGCCCAGCTCGGATTATATTCCTTCTCGTTTCCTTTGAACTCATACTTAACTAAAATATCATT